CCTGACCTTGCCATTCCACAGCTCACCGCGCCTGCCAAGCCCTGCCATGCCACACCTTGCCATGCCGGGACTTACCGCGCCACGCCTGCCACATCACGCCGGATCGTGCCGCGTCAGACCTCGTCAAGCCTGCCCCGCCGCATCAGAGCGCACCATACGGTCCGCATCCCGCCCCGCCTGCCCTATCCCGCCCGCTTCCGTGTCGTGCGTGCCTGCACCTCATCGAGTGCAGCGAATACGACGGCGAGTTCGCTCAGGTTCGCGTACCGCCGCCGCCACCGTTTCACTTCGGCCAGCGCTTGACTCAGCATGAAGTCCCGCTTCTCAGGAATCCTCATGGCATCGGTCGTGATTTCGTAGAGTCCTGGCGCAGATCGAGAAATGTATGGCACAGAGATCGAGCGCGGCTTCTTAGACTTACCGCTCACGATCTCCGTTTCGATCACGAAGGAGCCGAGAATCAGCCGCGCCTGCGTGAGCCGAAACTCGCGCGCCGCTGCTGAGTCATCCCAATTGAAGAGCTTGTGTGCCGGCGACTTCCGATTCGCCGCGTGCTCAACGACGGTCGCCGGATTGGTGTCCGGCAACGAAGTCAGCCACTTGCCAAAGACCGCCGCCGAGACGATCCCGCTGTAACGGGAGTTCGACCAGCGGAACTTCGCCCGACTCACTTCGGCACCTTACGATGCTTGCCGTTCAACTTCGCCTTCGAGCCTTCGACTCGGAACGTCCCGAAGCCGATCCCGTAAGAGTTGGTCGAAGCGGGACGCCCCTCGCACAGTCCCACCTGTGCACCCGCCCGATGCAGCAAGTTTGCCACGTCGGTCTGCGTCACCGCATCGGCGTCGAAGTCGATCACGACATCGGCCCACCACGAGTCGTACCGCGGCCGGTTGCGCAGATCCGCGACACCCGACTCGAGCCGAACGGGGCGCGTATCGTGCTTCGCCTTGCAACCCTGAATCCGCACCAGCGGGTGCCCGCTGTCACGGTCAAAGCCCTGCGCCTGCACGAAGAAAAGCCCCTTGCTCTTCGTCATCTGCAAGCCATCGACGTACCGCGCCGCCTGGATCATCGCGTTCCGCAACGCGCCCGCGTAGAAGCCGTCCCAGCCCTTAGCCGAGACGTAGCGTGCGTCGTTGAATTCCGCCTTGTAATCCTTCGGCGCGCGCGCCTTCTTCACCTTGTCCTTGGCGGTCTGCGAATCCTCGATCTTGCGCTGAATCTTCGCGCCGAACTTGTGGATCATCAGCGGCGCAGTGCCAATGATCTTGAACCGGATGCTCTGGAAATTAGGCTCGGATATCGCGATCCTCGCCACTTGCTTTGTCGCCATTTTGCTCTCCTCGCCACGGCCCGATGCCACGGCTTGTCGGGCGCAACCCTATGCCAAAATGGCGCACCCTGTCAACTTCCCGCTGCCACGCAGTATTAAGCGCAGCCCGAACGTCTTGCGCATCGTCACTATCCGGCGTCGGCTGCGGAGTTGCCGGTGCGGCGATCGGCGGCGAAGGCGGCGCGGAGTCGCGTTGCGCCAGGGCTTCCAGCGAGTAATTCTGCTGCTGCAAATACGGCTGTGAGCCGCCCTTGACAGGACGCAGGTTCAACTTCTCCCGCGCCTCGTCCGGTGCAAAGAGCGCGCCGGTCACGCCTTCCTTGAGCGTGGAAATCTGCGTTGCGGTATCCATGCGGAGCAGCATGTCGAGATCCAACTCAATCGCCAGCCGTCCTCGCTCCTTCGGCATATCAAGGCCGAGGCCATAATCCATACAGGTTTCCATCTGCTCGATGATGCTTTGCAGGCAATCGGAGTAGTAAATACCATTCAGCACTTGCGCATTCTGGTAGGTCGGCATTGGCCCGAGGCCGATCTTGAAGGGCGGCACGTGAAAACAGGCGCACACCGCTTCCGCCGTCCACTTCAACTGCTCGAGCATCTGCGCCTCTTGCGCCGTCATCGCGAGCGGCTGGTACTTCATCCCGTCGCCGATCACCGCCACCTTGCCGGAGTTGCTGCCGCTGAATCCCGAGTTCCAGAGCGTCTGCATCGCGGTCGCCTTCGCCTGCGAGATGGGTCCCGGTGCGATGAGTATTCCGCCCGGCCGGCTCATGTTCTGGAAAAAGGCGGTGGAGTTTTCCTGCGCCGCCAGCCCCTGCGTCGCTGGGAGCCCGCACGCGAAGATGGGCGACAACCCGACGAGCGGATGGAAGAGGCAATTCATCCGGTCGTGAAAGATCTCCGACTGCGGGACGATCACGGCGTCCTGCTGCAGATCCGCCAAGTTGTCCTGGTGGAGCTCGTAGAACACCGCGCCGTCGGGCGCCACGAGCGGCTTGACTCGACATGGGTCGAGGACAAAGGCGGCGATGACTACACCGCGCTCGTCTCGCTGCTTCAGCGCGTAGGTATTTCCCGATCGCAGCTTTGAGGTGGTCCATTGCTCCCGGAACTGCACGGGATTGGAATAGTGATTCGGCCGATTGAGAAAGGGCGAGAAGGCGGGCGAGGTCGTCTCTTCCCAGATCTTGCCGACTTGCTCCATCAACTTGAAACGGAGCTTGCCGACATCGTTGGCAATGAGCGTGATACAAGCGAAAATAGCGTGGTAGGCGATGACCGTGTTCGTGCGTATTTCGTCGTTGCGCTGCCACGCGCCGGGATACCAATCCCCAACCAGCGGATACCAGCCGCCCCAGCCCGTCGTGGGCGGGGCGAGATTCGCCTGATTGCGGCCGACGAAAAATTGCTTCAGGCGCAATGCCAGGTTCACGACTCGGCTCGGAGATCCCGCCGCGTGTACTTACGCTTCGCCCGCGGTGGCTCCTCGGGCTGTTCAGTCGGCTCCTCCTCCGCAGGCTCCTCGGCCGGCGGCACCGGCTGCGGCGCTTCCATGCAGGCACGCGCGAGTACCAGCAGGCGTCCGTGTCGGTCCTCAGCCTCGAACGTATCGCCCGCTTTCAGGCGGCGCACCCCGTAATACATCGATCGCCGGGCAATCAATTGCATCGTTGTCTCCTCAAAGAAACGGGGCGGCCCCGAAGAGCCGCCCCAAGTCCCTGCGCGTCTCAGCTTCCGCAGGCGGTATACGCCGCGTTGCTGATGTACTGGACTGCGCCGTCGCGGCGGCGCTTGTAGTTGATCCACCGCTCGGCCCGGATGCCGACGGCGTTGCGCTGCCAGAGGCTGTACACGGCGTTCGTCGTCCCCGCCATGTCCAGAGTCGCCTCGCGGCTCGAGTCCACCGTCACTCCACCGTCATCGGCGAGCAGGATTTCCGACTGCTTGATGAAGTAGATGTTGTGACCCGTAGTATCCCCGCCGACGTTCTCGGAGGTGATGACGGGAATCCCGCCGATCGACCCACCGCTCGGCCCCATGCCGCCGAACTCGGGTTGTCCGAGCGCGTTCGTCATGAGCCCAATCGCCGCACCCAGCTGCTCGGACATCACCGCGACCACGCCACCCGTGGACAGTCCCGCGGTCAGCATGGCCTGCAGCGCCGACTGCACGTCGCAGCGCAGCGCGTTCGCATCGGTGCCCGACGCCGGAATGGCTGTGACACCGACCGCAATACCGGCCGGGTTGTTGGCGGTAGCAAGCACGCTTTCGGAGAGGAACTGCAGATCGATGAACTCGGCAATCTCGGCAATGAGATCGCGCCGGATCAGGTCCTCGGCCGCCGGATTCGACAGCCGCGCGAGCTCTTCCGAGATCACCACGATACCGGCCACTTTGCTGTAGCCGAGCGTCATGGTCGTAAACGCGAGCTCGCCCACCGGCTTCGGTGCGGCCTCGCCGACCCAGTTCACCGTCGAGCCCGAGGTCTGCACCGGGATCGAGATGTTGAAGGGCACGCGCCGCAGATTGAGCCGCCCGACGACCGTCGCATGCCGCAGCAGCTCCACGAACTCCGAGGCCACGGTCGGTGCGACTGCGAGCGGAGCCGCCCAGGTCGCATCGGCCACGGTGCCGGGATCCGCCTTCTGCTCGAGCGCCTGCAGCACCTCCGGGCTCGAATCTTTCCATCTCTGCGCAAAACGGAGCGCGTCAGAAGTGCTGCCGCGACCGTTCGCGAGGGCGATGGCATAGCGGGTAAAGGCTGAGCCCTTCGGCAACTGGGGCCGTCCCGCCGTGATGATCGCGCCGCCGCGCACCGTCATCGCATCGTCGGCGCTGCCTCCCGCCACCGGACGAGCCGCCGGCAGCACGGTGCGCTCGAGCCCACGCAGCCGCTTCAGGTGCTCGGCGACCTGGGCGACTTCGGCGGTGAGATCGTCGTACTCCTGCTGCTCGGACTCGTTCAGCGTCCGAACCCCATCATCGGCCGCAGCCTGCATGATGGCTTTCATCCGCTCATGCTTCGCGGTATGCGAAGCCTCAAACGAGCGGATCTGCTCTTGCGTATTCATTGAATTGGCCTCCCGGCCCTTGCTAGATCGAGATTGCGCCGAGACGCCGGCTGACAATCGACGCTCTCCCCCGCGCTCCCTTTCACGGCCAGACGCAGCCAGGGTTTGCGAGTCGAGCGAGCGAATAACCTGGATCGTGGCTTCAGCGTTGGCGGGTATGGTGACCGCGCTCAACTCCAGCCAGGACCATTTCAGAAAATGCGTGCCGCCTTTTTCGAGGCGGGCGGTTTCCAGTGCGCGGAAGCCGATCGAAAGCCCGCGCACGAGCTTCGCCTTGATCAACTGCCAGGCGAGGTCGATGAGGTCCTTGAGCGGTCCCGGCTCCGCAATCTGCGGGATCTGTGCCCGTACCAGGATGCCGCGATTGTTCACCGTCGCTTCGACCACCGTGCCGATCGGCTTGGCGTGATCGTGCTGCCAAAGAAGAGGCAGCGGCAGCGAGAAGCTGGCGCCTTTCGGCTCCACGATATCGCCGAGACGATCCGCAGCCGGCGTTGTGGCGAGCCCGACGAGCTCGCGCCGCTCCTCGTCAACCGACTTGATCTCGAGCACGCTGTACGCGCGGTCCATGAGTAACCTCACAGGAAAGTGATCGTGTATTCCGCTTCGCGATT